TTTCAAAACAGGGTATCATTAACGAATTTCTAATATATTCTAATGTTACAGGATCTACTACAGGTATTATGTCCATTAATGGTTGCATATCATGTCGTGGTTGCTTAGGGGGATAAAGTAACCATGTTTCGTCATGTGGTTCTATTAATGGGTCTGTGTATACAGTTTCTGTCCATTCTCCGTTTCGTAGGTATAATTCTCGAGCTTTATCTTCAGAAATCATCTCACCTTTAACTATTGCATGTTTATGAAAAAATTCCGTTTTTACAGGATCAAATAAATCTGAAGAGGATGCTTGAGGTTCTCGTTTAATATAACTACCATATGGCCTTCTACGTATAACACATTCAATAGGAATCATTCTACATTTATCTGCAACAAATGATGTTTCGTCATTTCTGCTTTTATATGCAACTGGTATTCCTTCACGTTTCAGTAACGCAAATACATGAATTGTCTGGCTTGTTTTATCTTGTGCTACAGGTAGGTCTGCTTGTATTGCGGCATCATTTGCCGTAAGTGAATCTTTTGTTCGTATTCTAACTAAACTTTTATCATCTAAGGATTCTATTAGTTTAGTTTTACCTTCAATTAGTATTTCCATGTCCGTCTTGTTTTATTGACACATGATACCCTTGATCAAAAAGACTTTTTGCAAGGTTCTGTGCTTCTTTTAAAGTTTGACAAAATCTTTTCCTAACGTCCTTGGGATCAGGCGGAATCCATTTTGCCTGTTCCTTCATCTGGGCATGATTATTTAGTCTATCATCTTTCATCTTAAAATATTCTATCCAAATATTCATGCTCCCTCTTTTTGATTATCTAATAACCATTTTTGTGTTTTGCTTATTTCAAAATTATCAGCTCTATCTATAAATAAATGTTCTATTTTTGTCGGGTTCATCGGTGCTAAATGTAATATAACTTCATGTGTTGAAAAACTTGCACACGAATATACATCAAATTGTACCAATGCAGGATTTTTTTCATCCCATATATGAATTGCAACATGTGATGTTTCTATTGCTACAATTCCTGTTATTCCTCTATTACCTTTTTGATTTACATATGCGGCATATGGTCCTTTGATGATTTTCATCTCAATTTTTCCGACCAATTCTCTAAGCCATTTTTTTAATACTTTTTCTTCTTTAATTGGGTTTTTAACTTCAGCTCTAACTAATAAATGTTTGTGTTGGGGCATTCATATTACCTCTCTGCTGGATGAATTGGATTAGGTAAATATTCTGGATTTATCTTATCCATATTCTCTTTTAATAAGTTTCTGAGCCTTTTATCCTCCTTACAATACTGAGTAAAGTTTTTTTCTATTTCATTTTGATAGAATCTAACTTTTTCTTTCACGTTACCATCTTCCATTTAATTTTCCTTCACAATATGATACAGGTAATCCGCCAGAGCAATTCTTTTCGGTAACTTTTACTTTACATTTTCCACTTATATATTGACACTTAAAAGTTGATTTTTTATTATCCATTTCTTGTATCTTGCTGTTTACTATTACAAATAGAATATAAAAAAAGATTGCTCCAATTAATATTCCAAATGTCCATTTGATTATCTCCACATATCACCATTTTTTTATAGGCTTGTGTCTACATTGATCGAAACAATGTGGTGCCTGATATTTTTTTGGGCGCCATAACTTTGTTTTTACCTTTGGATTCTTCAGCCAAGAAGGATAATTTTGACAACCCATTTTACATATATATGTATGACTATCCGTTTTTATATACATTGGGGGTTCAGAGCAACCGAACAATATCGTCGCCATTAGGAAAATCATCCAAAGCACCTTTACTATAAATTTGTTCATTGTCTCTCCAGATAGTAAACTCCCCGCTGTTACCTTCTACTAAATGAAAATCTTGTGCAGTATAATTTGCCATAAATGATATCTCTTCCACTAACCTAGTGGCGTGTGGCAAATAGTTTCATATAACACAATAACGAATACTGTAAGTTGACATGGACACTCCGTAATTACAATGTTATTTATTTGGTAGGCATGGTTGGACTCGAACCAACGACTTCCACCGTATCAGAGTGGCGTTCTAACCAGCTGAACTACACGCCTATTAATTCATGTAACTCTATAGTTCCGACTTTACAAGGTTGTATTGGATTTGTCCATTTAATATCTTTTGTAGTATAATCGCCTTTTAATGCCTGCTTAATATATGCACGAGTTTTATCTAATGGAAATCTATTACCTGTTTTATCCATTCCTGTATTAACTAGAAATACATTACTTTCTTCATCAGTAACTCTATCCATTAGCATATCGCTATATGTTTTTACAGGTAGTGGCATAAATGGACTGCCATAGCAAGGTGAATATACTTTTTGTATTTCATTTACACCATCTTCAGTGCCAGGCATTTTACTTGTATAACCAGTTTCAAACAGTTTTCTAATACCCATTCCTTCTATCTTTGATACTGCTGGTAATGTACCTGTAGCATCTAATGCTAAAAAGAATACATCTTTAGGATGATCAAACAATGCTCTATTTGTAATTGCATTTGGAACACAATCAATTGGGTAACTACTTCTTGCATTTGGCTCTGTTACATTTTCTTCTATTAACAGTCCTTGCTCTCTCGCAGTATCCATTGCTTGAAAAATTGTTGGTTGTGTTTCTCTATTAAGTCCTTCTGTTTTAGCATAGCAACCAGTTTCTACATATGTAAGTCCTGCTTCGTCCCATACAATTTCATCATCACCAATTAATTGATATTCTGGATCAGCACTTAATGTAGTCTTACCGGTACCACTTAATCCGAACATTAATGCGGTATTATCGTTATATTCAAAGGCACTACAATGCATTGGTAACCGCCCTTCTAATGGCATTGAATAACCAATAATAGTAAATACACATTTTTTAATTTCACCAAAGAAACTTGTGCCTGTAATTAATACTTCTTTTCTATCTAAATGAATATACACCCATGGATCATTTTCTAGTTCCATGTTATGGTATATCTTCCAATCGCCTGTTAGTTTATGATTATCTTGTAATGTAGTTTGCCTAAACATATTTCCGACAAACTTATGATGATTTGCACTTGTAGTGGCTACTCCAAAATCAATACCACAAGTACGAAAAATACCTCTGTACGGATATTGCTCTCGAATCATTCTTTCATACAATATATTAAAATCCGCTACGTTGCCTATTTGACAATCATTAGGACGATCTCTACATAATTTAATTGTATTATTACCGAAATAAAACTTCCCTTTTGGACTTCTGCCGGTAGGAAAGGTTTTAACATTTATATTTTCCATGTTGTTACCTTCTGGCTTAAAAACATATTTATTGTTGGGTCGACAGACGAGGCTCGAACTCGCAACCTTTGGAACCACAATCCAATGCTCTACCAATTGAGCTACTGTCAACACTGGCTCCCCGGGCCGGAATCGAACCAGCGACCGGGTGGTTAACAGCCACCTGCTCTACCGCTGAGCTACCGAGGAATGATTAAATGTTGGATAATGAGACTTTTTCAACTTCGTCAAGTCGTTTATTAATATGATCAAATTTTTGTTGATTAAATTTGTTATCTGAATCTCTCCAGACTTTATTCCAATCAATAGGTTTACTATCATCTATTGAGTTAACAATTAGGAAAGATATAATCATACATGCTACACCAAAAAATAGTAAGCCATATGGTTGTAATATCAATATTCCTGCGATCATAGTAACGGATGCTAAAATCCATTTAATTACTGTATTTGTATCTTCCATAATTTTATCCTTTCTATAAGTTAATATTTATGGTAAATTTAATACCATCCAAAAAACGCCCATCATTATAGTGATAAACCCGAATGATATTATTGCAATTGGTGTTGCATATAAATGTACATACATAAACACCCATAGTTCTTTTATAAGTTTTTTCATGTTACCTTTTTATGGCGGTCCCAACGGGATTCGAACCCGTGTTGCCGGCGTGACAGGCCGGTGTCCTAGGCCGACTAGACGATGGGACCAAATAAAGAACGGACCTTACTAGTTCATGCCTCAGGGCGACCCCGTCTGTCTTGCAAGTAGTAAGCCTAATCCGTTCTTGTTAGAAAGTCGCTAACTTCCCCTCAGGTGTAAAAAACCCCTTCTCGTTTAAAGAGGAAAAACCCACCTTAAGTTTTTTCTTTTTTATACTATATTGCGAAGTGATAGTATAAAAAATTTCTGGTAGGGATGACTGGATTTGAACCAGCGACCTCTACATCCCAAATGTAGCGTTCTCCCAGACTGAACTACATCCCTGGATAAACAAAGAATGAGACTGTCAATCTATCAGTTCTTGCGCCTTCGGCACTATGTACCAAATTTGCATTATACATAATCATTCTATTAAATTTATTTTCAATTATACTAGTTTTTTCAAAACTAGTTTTATCTATCATATTAACATTTGTTGGCATTTCTGTGCTTCCGTCCCAGCCTGTTTCTTTATGCTTATAAAAACAAGTACCTGTATCAGGAGCAGGATTATTATCTAAATAAATTACACCTGCTAGAACTGGATTACCATCTTGATGTATATTTCGTTCATCATTTTTTGTTTGTCGTTGAAACAATGCATTTATAGTTATATTATCATTTGGTATTAATGCTAATATTTTTTTTTGAAATTCTTTATATATTTTAGGTAAAATATTTTCACATAATAATGATCGTTGTCCTGGAAATGTCATTCCTATTTTAAGAATTTCTAATATTTTATTATCATTATCTTCGTCTATTGTTGCCGTATTACTCAACTGATCGCAATAATAAAAATCTTGTTTTAATGCTTCTTCTCTAACATTATTAGGGTCATCAAAAAAATTATCATATACAGTAATAATATTTTTCATTTATACACACCTAATATTAAAGTTAATCTTTCATTACCTGCTTCCTCTGCTCTATGTACAAGGTTACCGTTATACATAATCATTCTATTAAATTTATTTTCTATTACACTTGTTCTTTTAAAATCGGACCCTATTAAAACTTCTATACTATCTGGTTTTTTGGTACCACCGTCCCATCCTGTTTCTTTATGAGTATAAAAACCTGTACCACTATTTGGCATAGGAGTTTCATCTAAATATACTATACATGTTAAAAATGTATCAACGTCTTGATGTATTTTTCTATAATCATTTTTTCCTTGTTTTTGAAACCTAGCAGTTATTGTTGAATTTTTAGGTATTAATGGTTCTAAGGACAATTTTAATTCTCTATACATCTCTGGTAAAATATTTTTACATTGGTCTGTTCGTATTCCAGGATAATTTCCTAATTGATTAAAGGTTTGTTCTAATGCTTTCTTTCGAATTTCGTTGGGATGCATAAAAAAATCATCGTATACTATTAATCTATAATCCATTATGCTAATTTAAATATAAAAGATGTTTGTGTTAATCTACAATCTTCCTTAGTATCCCCAAAACAAGTTCCAGGAGCATGTAATAATTTACTATCATATAATACAATTCTATTAAAAGCATTTCCAACTACAGAGTCTACTTCAAAATTATCTTTATTTTGGTCTTGCCTATTTGCAGGATACATATCCTTAAATGCTAGATCTGGTACTCTATCTTTGTTTATACCATTCCATCCTGTCTTTTTATGTGAATAAAATATAGTACCACTATTAGGTTTGGGGTTAGGTGTTAAGTAAACAACAATGGCCATAATAGGATCTGTATCTTGATGGATACTTTTATTAACATTATCATGATCTTTAGTTTGTAATGTAAAATATGTATCTACTTCTAATTTGGTTTCATCACTAAACTTACAATATTGGTTTACAAAAGTTCGAGTGTATTCATCTGCTTCAGGTAATATTTTACTAGCTCGTATTGTTCGTTCACCACAAAAATTTCCTATTTTACCTATCTCAACAACATCATCATTATCTAATTCTTCTGTTCTAATTGTATCATGCAAATAATCTGCAGGATAAAATTCCTGTTTTAATAATTTATTTCTAATTAGAAATGGATCCGGGTAAAAATTTTCATATATAATTGAATTTAATCTCATGATATTCCTATATGGATATGGAGCTGGCGACAGGAATTGAACCCGTGACCTGAGGTTTACAAAACCTCTGCTCTACCAACTGAGCTACGCCAGCACTATACTTGTTTAAATCTAACTTTAGGTTCGGTCTTTTGTTGGTATGTCGCCTTAATTCCGGATTTTCTAGCATGTTCTACAATTGCCTCATAGTCTGGATTTTGCCATCGTTCATGCCAATCGCAATCAGGTGTAGATACCTCTGTATAAGTCCCATCTGGGTGTTTATTACCTATTTTTTTACCACCCCGTTGATGTTTCTTTTTTTCTTGTTTTTTGCGTTCTTTATTTTCGAGATTAATCATATGTCGATACTGAGGTGATCGTTCTAATGCTTCGTCTCTAAAATGTGGTTTATCTGTCATATTAATGAGCTCTTGCAAATTCTATTTTTTTTAATGCATGGGCAAAATATTCTACTCTATCTTGCCAATAATAATAATCTTCAACTGTTCGTGCATGTTTGACTTTATAAAAAGCCTCACGCAACTTTTTTACCAGGTCTTTCTTCGATTCCTTCATTTTCTTTCTCTTTAAGAAGGTTATCAATATCGCCCATAGAAATAATTTTCTCGGCGTGCTCTACCTCATAATCGAGGATCTCATAATCTAATTCGGCTTTTGCTTCTTTAAATAAAAGACTTTTGAGCCGGCTAGATGCTTCAAGTAAAGTTTCAAACTCACTTGTTCTGATCCTAACCCCTCCGTGGGGTCTTTCTTCAGTAGTTAATTTTAATCTATACATTATTTAATATTTATAGTACTGACTTCTACAACTAGTATAACATCTATAATTATTGAAGTCAATCAGTTAATGGAGGAAAGTTGGGTATATTATCGGAAAAAACAAAATAGTCTCCGTTAAATAACCAACGGTTATAAACATCTTTTATTTCATTTGTACCATGTAATAGGTATCCAGGAAATAAAAAAAGATCACCTACGATTGGCTGACATTCATATTCATGTCGCCATTCGCGAGTGTATTCAAGGGCACTCCAAGGAAATAGTCCTTTTGGTCCATTATATATAGGACTTAAAAACCATAAACTAGGAAGTGTACCTTCTAAATGAAAATAATATGTATAACTAAATAATGCACCTTCGTGATCATGCAATCCTGAACCTGTACTATTGCCAAAATTTAAGAATGCATTTGTTTTTTTTATTTGTTGGTTGGTTGTATCAATTTGTAAATCCTTAATAAACTTGTCTGCACTTTCGTCAATAAAGTCAAATACTTCTTTAAAGACAGGATTTTTAAATTCTTTTCCGTATGTAGGTGAGTTGGTCCAAAACCGTTTTTGAACAGAAGTGTATCCTTTGTAATTTACATTTGCCCCATGTTCAAATGGGATATCAGGATCCATTGTTCGTTTGGCTTCGTCTAATATTTGTTTATGAAAAGATTTATCTTTATTAATATTAGCGTGATAAATCTTATGTGGAAATATTTGATGTATCATTTACTTTTTGTTTTGCAATTTCAAAATATTCTTGTTGTCTACGAGTATGTTCTTTTTGACATAATTCCAAAACTTCTTTTAATTTTTCGTCGCTTAACACTCTTATTTGGTTTTCTGTTATTGGAAAATCTATCATAGCCATCTAAGTTTAAATAGTACTTTTAATTTTGGATTTGTAATATCTGCATATATATAAAATTTCATCAAATGTTCTTGTGGACTATACATTTGAACATATCGATAATCTTTATCGTATTTAAATTTTGTATTATCAAACCAAATTCGATATTTTTCTAATAGTTTACTTGCCTTTTCTTGATGCCAAGGTTCATCATCTGCATTATCAGAGCATATAAAACTAACTAACTTCCGGCGCACCTAATAACCCTACTAAGTCCGGATATCCGCCTTTTAAATATTTCCCTTCATATATAATCTGTGGAAATATTTTATATGGTCCGATTTTATTATAGAGGTCCCTTGGTGTTAAATCTTCTCCAACAGTTTGCATAGAAAATTCTATGTTATTCTGCTCAAATAATTCTTTTGCCTTATTACAATAAGAACAATCTGGTATTTTTACATGTGTGTATAATATTGTTTCACTCATTTTCTCTCACTATTTTGTTTATGTTTTCTTCAAAATTATCTAAATTAAATATAGGACTTGCATTATATATGCTAGTCAGAGGTCGCTTAGTTAAATCTTTACTTTTTGTGTGCCATAGATGTTTTGCCGCACCGATTGCAATTCCGGCATCATCAGCAACAGGTTCTATGAATATATTTACGTCTGGCGGAAGTTCTTGTGTGTATCTAAAATTTGCTAAACAATTCAATGCATAACCTCCACTAAAACAAATATTTTTGCAAGCATCAAAATCACAATGATCAAACACAAAATTTAAAACTGCCTCTTCACTTTCTTTTTGCATTTTTTTGGCTAAATTTGCATAGTCATGATATTTGTCTTTTATATCTCGCATTTGCCCTCTCTCTAAAAAAGGCACATCTTTTATAATTTCATTTAAAGTAAAATCTATTTCAGGTTTAATTTCGTATCTAAAATTTTCTCCTAATTTTCCTTCGTCTTTAGTTGGCATTCTATTATATTCATTAAATGATATTGTGCAACCAAAACTATCATTATATCGTGAAGGAACCCATATATTAAAAAAAGGAGGTAAACTTTCATCTATAGTACCATATGCACTTAGCCCCATAAGTTTACCATTTTCTAACTCGTCTTCTCCTATTAAATTTGTTATAATAGAATATAATCTAGTTATACCAAACCAATGAGAAGGATTATGTGCTATGCGATTAAAATTAGCAGGATACGATGTTTCAAATATAGTTTCTGTTTCTCTACCTACAAAACTATCTTGTTCTTCTCTATAATCTATTGAACCTTGGGAATCGACTACAACAGAATATGATTCGTCAAATCCTGAATTATAAAAAGCAAGAGATGCATGACATAAATGATGTTGCCCTGCATAATCTATTGCTTCTGTTTCTGCCATTTTTTCTGCAAATATTTTCCAGAAATTAGTAGAAAATAATTCTGCAATATCTTCTGTAGGTGATGAATAAGCAACGGCATCTAGTTTACCTAAGGATAAACAATGTAATGCGGCTTTCATAGGGTTAGCATCTCGTTTCGTATTAGACAACGATTCTTCTTTAATATAAGATTCGATTTCGCCGTTATTTAATACTACTGCCTGTGAATCATGTGCTACACCTAATCCTAAAATTCTCATACTACTACCTTTTCTATTTCAGGAAACCAAACAAAATCTAATTTACTATCTAAAAAAACCTCAATTGCTTTTGCAGGATTAAACACCATTGGTTGACCGGCTAGATTAAAACTAGTATTGAGTATTAAAGGTATACTAGTTTGATTATAAAATTCATTAATTAAATCATAGTATAAAGGATTTTGATCCCTATTAACAGTTTGCAATCTACAAGTACCGTCAACATGTATTACTGCTGGTATTTTCTTCCATTTGTCTTCCTTTACTGGAATAGCATAACTCATAAAAGGCGAGGATTTAAGTCTGCCCATTTCAAACCAATCATGCGATCTTTCTTCTAATATACTACATGCAAATGGTCTATACCATTCTCTATTTTTAACTTCATTAACTTTATCTTTACCATCTTCCATTCTAGGATCAGCAATAATAGATCTATTACCTAATGCTCTAGGTCCTAATTCCATTTTACCTTGAAAAATAGCACCTATTTCTTTATTAATTAATTTACTTACTATATCTTTAATAGTACATCTTAATGTTTCCATTAGGATCCTAACATGCCATCTTCCATATTTTGATCTCTTTTGGCTTGCTCTAATTCCTCTAGTTCTTTATGAGCAATGGAATCTTTATTTGGATCAAAATTAATATAATCTGCATTTTCTCTATTCCACTTTGCATCTTCTAATGCTCCTGCTCTAAGCAATTCATCAAAAGGTACAGGGTCACCTTCTTGCTTGATCCGTTCTGCAGATGGTACATCATAATACCAACGAGTTTCGTCGGGCGGGTCTTGTCGTCTTCCGGTAGATATTAAATATTTGTAAACATTATCCCAATGAGTTTCTTTATAAGGATCAACATCATGTGCAACATTGTCTTCTTTTCCGTCTTCAACAAAAAGTTGTTCAACGGTATTATTTTCAACTACCATTGCATAACGCCATGATCTTTTGCTGTATCCCATATTTGATTTATCCACCAACATGCCAATTTTTTCTGTAAATTCTCCATTACCATCTGCTATCCAATCTGCTTTAATAACAAAATGGGCCCATAACCAAGATTGCATACAGAAACTATCATTTACGCCAATAAAATATATATTTTCTATATCTTTTGTATACATCATATCAAATTGTCCATCGAACATTTGCAGTTGATGTGTACATTTGTCTGTCCACGCTCCAGGGATGCCTATTACCACGCATCTATCTTTAAACATTTTTTCAGAATTCCACTTTTGCCAAATTCGCGGTGGTGCTTTATCCCATGCCGCGGAATGTCCAATAGGACCATTAACTCCTTTTTCTCTTCTATACATGTCCCAAGTAATAATAGGAAGTGTGTCGCCTTCTTTAATCATAAAATATCTCCTTAATGTCGATTATAAACATAATCTAATAATTCTTTATGTGTAATTGCATTTTCTGCAACTTCGTTTTTTATTTCTGTACACGTATCATAAACTAGTTTACCTATTTTATCTAACTTAAAATTGTGTAACTCTCTTTGAGCATTATGAGCTCCTGCTAATCCTGATCTTTTACCTACTGTTGCCCATGAACCAATTCCAAATGGTTTTGAAGGTTCTGACAAATATTCGTAACCTCTAGGAGGCCGATGGGCCCATGTCCATATTTTTTCTTTAAGAGATTCGGATATATTATCATCATTTTTAAAATATTTCCAATAGTCTGAATCCTGCCTTTTTTGAAGATGGCAAAAACAAATATAATCTCTTGTATGTTCAAATGCACTATTTACTGTATCATTATAATGGTTTACGTCCCGCCCTTCAAATTCCATTGCTTTATTAAACATCGGAAAAAATACTTGTGTTAAAAATCCTAAGGATAAAATTAATGCACTACCATCTAATGGTTCTAAAAATCCTTCCGATAATCCTACTGCCATACAATTTTTAACCCATGATCGTTTGTATCTACCTGGTGTCCACGATAATTGCTTACCTATTGAAGGATTGTACCCTTTATTATTCCAATGTTCTAATTGTTCTTTTTGAATTGTTTCTTTGTCAACAAATTTATCTGAATAAACATACCCTGTTCCGATTCTATCTCGTAAAGGTATTTTAAACATCCATCCGTATTTTTGTGCATCCAATATTGTAAAAACATTAGGATCTTCTCCTTCTTTATATTTTACACCACCATCAATTAGTGATACAGAATTTTGTGGAATATAGTTTGAATAATCTATCCATTCTTCGTTGAATATATCGCCTAAAATTAATCGTCTAAATCCAGTACAATCAAAAAAGAAATCACCTTTTATTTTTCTTCCAGTATCTAATTTTAATTCTGTTAAATTTCCTGTTTTTCCATTTTGCTTCCAACTTTCTACTTTGCCGTCTATTACTGTTATCTGTCGTTGGTTACATATTTTCTTTAAAAAATCTACAGATAAATTAGCATCCATATGCATACCCATTGTAGCAGAAAGGTCCTGGCCTAACATGCTTTCTAAACGAAGATTGCCTTCTTTTATTTTTTGGATTTGGGGTCTCCCATTTTCTTGTGTTATAAAAGGTACTTTATTTTCTAAAACTAAATTATCAAATCCATATTCGTTACAATCTTTATTAGCAAGATAGTACAAAATATCAAGACCCAAATCTAAATAAGGATTATAAAAATCAAAATTATTTGTTCGTGTATGTTCTATTTTTAAATCTAACATAACAGATAGTGCATGAAGCATATGATGGTATGATTCTCCTTCATAATTCCAATTGTCAAACCTTGCACTCATTTTAAATGTTCCGTTTGTTTCTTTCATAAATTTATAAGGATCTATTCCTACTCTGTTTAGAAGTATTGGAACATTTTGAGCAGTTGATTCACCAACACCAACTGTACCTATACTAGAAGATTCTATAACTGTAACAGTTAGCTCTGGCCATAAATTTGTACCAAACGCATATCTAACCAATAATGCTGTCATATATCCGGAAAACCCTCCGCCTACAATTACTATATCTTTTATCATCTTAATTCTTCTATTGCTATTTTAATTTCATCAAAAGGAATGTTGTCTATACCTTCGGAAAAACAACATGTATGATCTTTGTGACTTGTTAAACAAGGTGAACAATGTCTTTTATTATATAAGTTTATATTTTGTTCCCAGCCATATTGTTTAGGATCATTTGCTCCCCAAAGAAATAATCCTTTTTTCTTAAAAACTCTAGATGCATGATTTAAAAAATTATCACATCCTATTACAAATGTTGCCATAGGAATAGATGATAATGCTTGTCTAATAGATATCTGATCCATTAAATTAATTACATTATCTCGTTCTTCAAATTCTAAATCATAATCTTTAGATCCTATTTGTAAAAATACAATATCTTTATATGTATCAAAAATTTGTTCCCAAACTTTTTTATTAATTGTTTTTCCTGACATTAAATGTTCATTTTTAGGTGCAGAAAAAACCACTGATGTTGTAAAATCTTTAAAAATATCATCTGGTAATTTATCATTATCTAATAATATTTCCATATCATTAGGTGAAGCCTCAACATTATATAATTCGCTCCGTTGTTGAAATAATCCTTTTTGTTTTGTGAAGAATGCCCAACCTAAAAGACCAGTGATACATATATGTTTATCATATGCATTTTTAAGTTGATCACTAATATTTATATGGTTGTAATTTCTTGGTGCAGGAATTATAGTTTTTAAATAACTTGCACTATAAAATATTTCGGCATTATCAAAATACGTAAATAAATCTATTTCATATTTGGGATGTTTTTCTTTTAACTTTTTAATAAATGCAGTATCTATTATTGCATCACCTAATCCACCGTTATGCTCAATGAGTAACTTCATATTGGTCTAATTCTTTAGGTCTTTCATCTGAAACAGCCAATATATCGTTTTCATCTATCATGCGAATATCTCGAACAAATGTATCTGTTTCTTTATCATGAACTGTAGCGGCCCATGTCCATCTTCCATGAGAAACCAAAATATACTGCCCTGGAACAACATCTTTTTGCTCTGGACCAATTGCTCGTACGATAAACCATCTAGGTCTAATACCTTCTTCTTTACCGTCATCATCTAATAACTGAATTCCACTTTCAGTTGTTCTTGCTCCAATTTCACAAGAACTTGCTAATACTCTACTTTTTAGTGGTTTTACTTGCATGTAACTCCTTTTCTTCTATTGAACCATCTGAGTATTCGTACTCTACAAACTCTTTGCCGTCACGTGTAAATTTACGTTCAGCAATTATTTCCCATTCTTTTTCTTCTATTACAGTTTGTTTTTTTGTTTTTGTTTTTGTACCAATGATTTTTTCTTCTAAATCATCTAGTGTTTTAACTTCTTCCTTAGGTGCAGTTAGTTTTTCTTTATAAAATTCTTTTTGCACTTCTTGGGCAGGTACTTCTATTTCGCCACCAGGACCTAGAATATCTCCTCTAGCATTCATAGGTATGTTACTAACGGCAACAGAAGTATCATTGGCGGCAATTAATGCGGCCATATTAATTTCTTTTCCCCTTGCTGTTTTTGTCATTTTAAAAACTCCTTTATGTCTAAGTCATGGTGTAAACTATTTACTTTATGCACACCTAACAGATATAAACAATAACTAGCAACAGAACTACCTCTGCCTACACCCCAGACTATGTTATTTTCTCGCATAAAGTCTATAAAAAATATCATAAAACGTAATACATTTTTCATATTACGTTCTTCAAACATTTGTATTTCTAATTCTACTCTATCTATTTCTTCTTGTGTTTTTGCTAATTCACGTATGTAATTATAAGGATTTATATTTTTATATTTTTCCGGAATGAACCAATTATTTAAACATTTTTGAATAAACTTTTCTTTATCTTCGGTACTGCTTGTAAATTGCAGTTTAGACATATTTAAATCATATTCGTCTACTATACTATTATATATCTCTAAATCTTCTGAACGTTTACATTTTACATTTGTTAAATTTGACCCCTGATATAATAAGTCAAAAACTGCTTTATCATCGAGTATAATCTCGCCGTTATTATCTATATAATTATCGTACCACATCAGCCAATTGATAATGAATCGTTATAATCTTCAGAAGATTCTAATTCTTTACGTAAACTTTCTTCAGATTTTTCTTGGATTAATAATTCGATTTGATTAAGAATACCGGTTACTTGATCTCTAACTCTTAAGTTATTAATACCCATAAGTTTTTTTGTTAGTTCGGTTTTCTTTTCAGCAAGTTGCTCTACTGTTAGATTTGAAAAGTCTACAAAAGGATTAAACATATTACCTTGATTTCTCTATTATTTCTGTATCAGGTACTCCATCACCATCTGTATCTATTTTAATTCTATGTGCCATTTCCATTTCATCTTTTTTCCGCCAAGTATGCACACCTAAAATAGCGGCAAATGATATATGAAACATTCCACCCATCTGTAATGTTAACGGTTCCCATCGAGTTGCATCACACATTTTACCCAAATCAACCATTTTATTACAATATGCATCCATTAATAAATTCCACCATAAAGGTGCGGCAAAAAAGTCACATAAACAAAGGAACAAATAAACTAATGCCGCCCAGTCTCTCCAATATTTGTTAATAGATTCATTTATCATATATTAAAATTCAGTCCCAGAGATCTTTATCCCAATTTTTATGGATATGTTCTTTATGTTTTCTTAACTTCTTTTTCTTTTTATGTGGATCGATTCTACCTCCGGCTGTATCACGGTCTCTCATTCTACAAGCACTTGGTTTCCTATCAAGAAAACTATAGGTTTTTTCTAAAATACTAGCCATATGGTCTTTTTTCCTTATTTAATATTATATTATCTTCATCTACACATTGTCGATAAGGATGTACATAATTAGTATTCCATCCCGCTCTAGTGCCTCTTTGTAATCCATCTCGTTTTTTCTCCCAGTAACCATAGCATCCGGTTCCTGAGGGTGTGCAACTACTAATAACAAAAATCCATATTGTTATCATTATTAAACCCCATAATGATATTCTCATAGTTTTGTTTATACCTTATAACTTAATTTGCATTAATGCTTTTTCTTTTATTCGACTATTTTTTTTCCTTTAGAATTTAAATTTTATATCATTTATTCGTCCTCCACGGGACGAGTTATTTCAAACATGCTACATTCCCATCCTTTTCCGGTGGTGTCACCACCCATATTGTCTAATTCAGTTGGATCTTTAGGATCATCATCTGGCATAATATAACTAATGCTATTCAAAAAATCGTTACCATCTAAATCAATTGTATTGAACACTAATCGTCTTTCATCAAATTCGTGTCCATCGGGCAGTTCAAATTCGCAATCAATAAAGCCACCTTTTTCACTACTATATGCAGTAAAATAATGACCGGGATCATAACAGTAATTGTTACCTTCACTAGTATAGACTTCTCGTTCTTCACGAACCAATTCGTCTTCGAGCCAATAGTCTTTACCTATATCTTCAAAAGCATTTTCTTCTGCGTCTTCATATTTATCTCTAATGGCATATGCATTTTCATAATTAATTGTCTCTTCTTGCCCTGGTACTTCTATATCTATATATGAGCTTTCTAAATCGCATCCATAACAATGTTCAACATTATCACATTCATACCAACCTTCTCCATTTAAAAAATCCATATCTTCAGGAATACGATTTTCTTCTACATAATCAAATGCATCCCAACAATATTTTTCTAATTCTTCGTCACCTAATGCTTTCCAATATTCATGTTGTTCTTCAGTAATTTCGCCTAATACGAATTCTCCGCCGTATCCTCCAATGTAAATTTTAACTGTATTTTTTTCACTCATACATCTCCGTCTAATCTATTTTCGCTACGTTCAGCGGTAAAATGTCCTTCAGGAAACCTTGCTTTAAGTTTATTCGCATTAATTTCTAATACTTCATTAGGATCAACATTTAATGCTGTACAAGCATTGGCCCAATACCATGCTACATCACCTAATTCTTTTATTAGTCTTGTGCGAATTTCCTCATCTAAAGTTTTTCCTTGGAACAAAACTTTTTTCACTACCTCAGTGAACTCACCGCCCTCTGATACTAAACCAAATGCGGCTGTTAATAGTCTTGGTATATTAATATTACCTTGCATATGTGCATCGGATGCTTCTAATTCTGCTAGTCTATGCAAAAAAGAAGTATACACTTTTGATTCGTCACTTGTAATAGAATCTACAAATTTTCGATAGTCATCTAATTTCATTCTTCTCCGTTATATATATTTTGTTTTAACCATTCATAATGAGTAGGTAAAGTTTTTACATACTTTAAATTTTTTGCTCTTTTTTCTGCTAACCATGTATCTAAACTACGTAACCATTCTTTTGTTTTATTAAAATCAGCATTTTGTCTAACATGTTGTTCTTTTATATCTCGTACATATAATGGATTAAAATCCATTCCTGCCATAATAACACTAAGGGCTTCTTGAGGTTGAAAACTTTGATATGGGTTTTCTAAAAACATATGCGGACCTAACACCTTATCTTTATAATAATTTAATGCTTCACATGCTGGAAAAATATTTCCATCATATTGTACTTCATTAGTAACATATTCCCAATAATCTGTATCATTTCTTTTACAAAAGGCATAATGAAACATTATAAAAGATGCAAATGCCATATCTGCATGTATCCACGAATTAAAACTTTGTTTTAAATATCCTGTTACATTTTCGCCATCATCGCCCATTTCTAGAGCATTACAAATATTTGTTATATTTTTATGGGTAAGTAATAATCCTGTACTTTCTAATGGTTCAATAAACCCACAACTTAATCCTACTGCTATAACATTTTTACACCAAGGTTCTTGTCTAATACCAGTTTTCATATCTATATGTAAAATATCTCGTATTGGTTCTTTTCCTGCAACAGGTGTTCTATGTTTTAACAAATATTCTCTAAATTCTCTTTCTGCTTCGTCTTCTGAAATAAAATCAGAACAATAAACATATCCTGTACCAATTCTATTATATAAAGGAATATTCCAACACCAACCAGCATTCATTGTGGTTGCATTAGTATTGGTTTCCATTTCTACATTTTTATCTGTATATGGAATAGATGTTGCTAATGCTTTATTATTAATTAATATATCACTAAATGAATTAAAAGGAACATTTAAAACTTTTTCATGAAGAACACTATTAAAACCTGTACAATCAATAAAAAGATCTGCATAATAATTTGTATCATCATCCTTTAAGTTTATATAATCTATATAACCATTTTCTTTTTGTACTGCATTTGTGTAGGTACCTAAAACATGTTTAACTCCTCGTGGTTCACAATAATGTAATCTCAACCACTCTCCAAATTTAGATGCGTCAAAATGATACGCCCTATCTGTTGCAACTCCGCTACGCATTCCAGCAAGAGATGTTGTTTGAAAATTATAAAAAAACTTATCTTCATTTAAAGTAAATTTATTATGATCTATTAATTCAATGGTATCCCAAAGAAACTCAGCATATTCTGTAGGAGGAGTATTACATAGTAATTTTCGTTGAAACCATTGATCTTTTCTTTTAAGAGGGGATTGTTCTTCTACATATCTAGGATAAAAACCAAAAGGATAATGAAAGCGAGTTCCTTTACCATCCCAATTTGTAAAATCTATTGATAATTTATATGTTGCTTTACAAAAGGGCATCCAGTCGACGTCTTTTACGCCTAACATTTTTAAAAAATCGTTTATTTCTGCTAAAGTGCTTTCGCCAACACCTATGGTGTTTATATTTGCAGATTCAATTAACGTAATATCTTTATTTGGAAATCTACTAATAAGACCAGCGGCAGTCATCCAACCGGATGATCCTCCGCCTAATATTATAATTTTATTGATTTGCATTAATTAGTTTTAAATTATATTACCATCCTAGGCCTGGCATTTGTCCGTCTGCTGGTATATCTTTTACTGGTGTAAAACTTTCTCCACAACCACAAACATGTTCATATTTTAATCGTTTAAATATAAATCCTTGTTCTACTAGATTGCCAACTTTATAATCGACTTCAACATCCCCAATAATATCATTAAGAATGTATTCGTCTACTACTAGTTTAACACCATATTGTTCAAAAATCAAGTCAGTAGGATCTACTGTATCTTCATAATCTAAACTATACTTCCAACCAGAACATCCGCCTGAATTTGCTCCTACTCTTAAATATGAATCTGCCCAATGTTTATCTTCATCGATACACATTTGTTTAAATTCTACAGCGGCCTTTTCTGTTATTTTAAGCTCACATCCAACTTGGTTTGTATCCATCTTCGGTTTCCTTATGTTCATGCATAAACGATGTCCTGCACCCGCAGGAACCTTTTGCTGAGGGATTATTAAATTTTAGACCACGATCATTTAAATCGTTTGACCAGTCTACTTCTGTATCTTTAATATATATGTGGCTTTTTTTATCTACTAAAATGTTAAGTCCGAATGACTCGAATTCTAAATCAAATTTGCCTTTTCTACTATCAAAATCTACTGTATAGGTAAAACCAGAACAACCTCCGCCTTTGACGCCTACTCGTACTCTTGTATCGTCGCTAACTTTTTGCTCATTCATTATATTTGATATTACTTTTACAGCTCGTTTTGTAAATTTTACCATGATGGTGGTTGATCTCCGTCGGCAGTTTCAGTTAATAATTGGATAACATCTTTTCGTTTTATCATCGTCGAAAGATGATAATATGTTCCTTCGTCTCTTCGTTGAAGTTTTCCATATTCGTCGGCACCATCTGCCCAACATTCTAAAGCATTATGAATAACCGGATCACCAGGTAAAGTCCATGGAGGTCTATTAACATGTGTAATATCTCTCATGGGTTTTATATCCGTTACTCCGTACCATTCTTTAAGATGTGTTAGTAATTCTTCAATATTCATAGCAGAAATATCATCCCATCCTAGATGTTTTCCTTTTCTGCCGGCATGCCAAAATTTTTGAGGCATAAATTCTCACCCCGCTTTCTTGATGGTGCCCAAAAGTTCCTTTACTAGAGTTGCTTTTGTTTTGCGTTTATCCAACTCGATGTTGAATTCTTTTCTACCTAACGCTTCTAATTGACCTTTCGTCTTTTTCATTAACGACGTCTTTGTATATTTTACTTTTTTAGCAGGTGCCTTTTCTTCTTTTGGCGGCACTTCTTCTGGCTCATAATTTGGAGTAGGTTTCCCTAACATTGCCTCTTCCATTGTACTTGCTGGTGGAACAGGAGAACCGGTGAACCAGTCTACCATATTTTTAAAAAATCCCATATTACCTTTATAATTGTTTATTCTTATAATCTTGTATCGCAGATTTAATTGCGTCTTCGGCTAGTACCGAACAATGAATCTTTACAGGAGGTAAAGATAATTCTTCAACAATATCTACATTTTTAATACTATCTGCTTCTTCTATGGATTTACCTTTAATCCATTCTGTGGCTAAACTCGAAGAAGCAATTGCCGAACCACAACCAAATGTTTTAAATTTGGCATCAATAATTTCGTTAGTTTCTGAGTCTACTTTTATTTGGAGTTTCATAACATCGCCACACTCAGGAGCACCCACCAAACCAGTACCGACATTGTTATCGCTCCCATCCAGACTCCCAACATTTTTAGGTTTCTCATAATGCTCTATTACCCTTTCACTGTATGCCATATAATTCCTTTTTATAATTTCTTTCTAAAACCAATAATATTTATCGCCTATAAAAAAGTTTTGTGTAATTCTAAACTTTTCTAAATAATCTTCATATTTTATTTCACCCGAATGCGGTATTCGTTGTTGATATAATATCATAGTATTTGGTACCATTTTTGATTCATACATAAGTTGTCCGTCTATTGAACTTGTATAAAATGCTGTTCCTCCTGCACATTCTTCTAGCAAATTTAAATATATAACTCCTGCAAACATACCTGGAGATGGTGGTTGTTTATCTCTATGAGGCAATAAAGATACTAATGGTTGTATTGCCGTCGTACGTTTTTGAATATGTTTTGTGTTTAATATGCCTGTTGTAAAAGGAAAATATATTGGTTTAGTATGCGGACCTCCCCATTCTTTAGAAAAATGTTTTAATAAAACATCATTTATTAATGTCCATAATGGAGTTTGATCACAAATATAATGAGCTCTATAACCAGGATAATTTGTATGTTTATCTACATTTCTGGCAAACATACACGGAAGTTCTAATGCAAATTGTCTTACAGAAACATAATCTTCATATACATCAGGAATTTCTGCTACTTTGAGAGGAAACCTATCTTTTATATCTATATCAATTATTTTAATGTCACGTTCTTTATTTGTATCAACATCAAAAATATTACTATCAATAATTTTAGGTATAGATGGTTGTTCTATCATTATCCGTCTACATCAAATAAATCTTCACCCCATTCCCTATGTCCTTCACGCCAAGCCATATTGGTTTGTGTTTCACGAACTTCTACTCTATAACACCAAAGTCTTTCTGCTTCACCTGGCCCCCACATATCAGGAATAAACACTCCATTCATATATTTGTATAACATAGACGAAAGGCCTTCACAACCTAGTTTTGGTAATACAGTAAGTTTTGCTATTCCTGCTTTTTCTAACTGTTTGTAAAGTTCCATTTCTGGTTCATCTTCTGCTACTAATAAAGTATGATCGAACTGTTCATCTAAAAAACTTTTAAGTTCGCCTAGACCACCATAATCAGCAACCCAATTTCTAACGTCTAAATGATCTGTTCCAAAAAAGAATCGCATAGTAAAACTATAACCATGAATAATATTACAATGACTGTCTGCTTTCCATTGTCTATATGCACATGGAAATTTATCTACATATTCTTTTGTGCTATTATATTTGTATGTTCTTGGTTCTCTATTTGGTAAAACTATTTTATCACTCATGCTGGATCTCTATTTTCTCGTAATTTTTGTTTTATAATTTGTTCTGTACATAACATACCGAACATATTTGACAGTGATCGTTGTTCTTCTGTTAATTCATCACCCCAATCTTTTAAAAAATCTTTTGCTGGTACTGCTTCTCTAAGTCCATCCATTATACAACCACAAATGTTTTTTAAATCATCTGGCCAAAGTTGATCTGATTTGTATTGTGCATCTTCAAATGTCATATAACATCCATTAATAAATCCATATATTACACTAGAAGGATATTTAGGTTCAAATATTGTTTTGCTTTCTTCGGCATGCACTTTTCCATAACTGTCCGTTATTAAGGTCATACAGGTTATTGGTAAACTTACAGCAAAAATTAACAATATTACAATTATAATTTTTCCCATGTTGAATCTCCTAATTGTCTTACTTTAGCAATACATTCACCATATGGAGATTTAGGTTTCCATTCTTCTGGTGCTATTAATGTTAAAGTTAATTTTTTATTTTTTTTGTACAAATAATATTCTTTTAAATGTACTGGCTTAAAACCATATTCTGCCGTTGCTATTTTTTCTGCTAACTTCACTCTTTCTACAATTTCTTTTACCTGTTCTACTAGTAAATCTGCATGTTCTTGTAATTTTTTTATTTGTTCGTTTGCGTGATGGCGCATTGCTGTCAAACTATCTTGTTTGACTAAATCTATTTCAAAATTACCTTTCCATACTATATTTTTTCCACTCATTTATATGTATATTATTGCAAGTATTTTACCTGTAATAGCACCGACAATAATTGCAAATAAAATTAGATACAGTTTCCACATTCATAGGCCTAATTGGGCAAAGGAGGCCTGTACACCTAATATTTGATTATAACAATCATATAAACAATGATGCTTTGCAGTTTTTGGAAGTTTCATATCTACAAGGCTATACAAAGTTCTGGTGTCCCGTATTTGCCAAAATTTCCACGGGTTGCCTCGTTGTAGTATTCTATTTATAGTTTCTATAATCATTATATCGAATATAGAACCATGGGCCCAAAACTGATCACATCCTTTACAAAACATGTAAAAGTCTTTTAAAACATCCGCTACATCACATCTATCTTCTGGAGCAAATGCTTCTGCTTTAACGTCATCATCTTGTTTTGCCCACCATTCTAATGTAGGTTCATCTGTTTGTAAACCTATTTTTGTACAAGATTCAGGATCAACACGTCTGTAGAAATGTTCCATCTTAAATGGATCCTTATCTACATCATTGTCTGTTGGCCTAAAACGTATGGCCCCAAATGTTAATAATACTGCATCAGGTCGAGTACTAAGGCACTCAACATCTATCATCACATGGTTTCTCATGTGTTTATTATAACATAAAAAATTTATAAAGTCAAATTGATTCGTACCATTCTGTTAGAAAATCATAATGGTTAGGAAAAGTTTTTATTACATTGTCCATTCTATGTTTATGAACATCTAATACCATTTTACTATACTGTATAAAATCATCACTATATGATCTTTTAATATTTTCGTAATGACCAAATCCTTTTAATAATTGCCACCAATGACCCGAAGCAAATATAGGAGAATTTGCTTCAAGAAATCTAAAACCTGGCATGTCTTTCATTTGCATATCATAAAACATAGTTTGGGATAAAGGCCCATCTTTTATTGCATTATACATAGGCATTATTTTATCTGGTATTGGTCTTTCTTTTATTTCTTTCCAAAATTGTGTATCATTTTTTGGCGCCATTCTATAATGCATATATATAAAATTTACCATTTCATCTACTTGTAAACTAAACATTCTACTTATATGCGATCCCATAGCCTCATTATACATATTTTGTGTTTCGTATAATAACTTACCTAAATTACCTATTGCAATTACTGTAAATGCTAAATTTGTTGCTTCTAATGGTTCTAAAAATCCTGCGGAAAGTCCAATAGCATATACATTTTTAATGGATATTGTTTCTCGTGTTCCTGCTTTAAAAGGTACATGTAATGCTGGCGAATCCCAATCATTTATTTTTGTTCGTATTTCTTTTTCTGCATCATCTTTATCTATATATTTGTCACTGTAAACATATCCATGGGCTAAATCATCATAGGTAGGTATTGTCCACATCCAACCCGAAGTCATTGCGGTAGATTTGGTATAAGGATGACATTCTTTTTGGGGATTGGTATATTTTCTTCTTATTGCTATAGCATTATTTGTTGGTAAAAACTCCTGTACCGAATGCCATGGGCATTGATATATAGTATCAAATAAAACAGAATTAAATCCCGAACAATCTACAAAAATATCTCCTGGAATATTTTCCATTCCATCTTCTAAAATTAACTCTTTTACATATCCTTCTTGATCTAAGTTTACATCTACGACACTATCAACGACATGTGTTACACCAAGTTTTATACATTCTTGTTTTAAAAAATCTATTACTGCAATATTGTCCCATTGTACTGCATTAGGCGGAGGAGAAGTATGACCATTAAGATAATTAAATCGCTCCTTACCCATTTTAGGTGATTTATTGTTTATTGCTAATCGATATGAAGGAAACCAATTAGACCAATCTTTTGCAGTCATGCCTGTTGCTATTGCGGCATCATGTGTACCATACGAATCATATTCTGTTGTATCTAGTATACTAAATACTGCCGATTCACTATCAACTAAAAATTGATTATCAGGATTCCATCCGTCAAACATTACTCCCGATTTATAAGTTGCCTTACATTTTGGCATCCAGTCTGTTTGCTTATATCCTGCAAATTCGAAAAAAGCAGAAACCGATGGTTGAGTACTTTCGCCTACTCCTATGGTAGGTATCTTTTTTGATTCTATTACTGTAATATTATATCCTTCTCTTTTTAGTAAAAATAGTGCGGCCATCCACCCAGAGGTTCCGCCACCTATAATAACAATATCTTTTACTTTTATATCTTTCATATTAATTTAATAATTTAGAATTAGGAATAAGTTCGGATAATTCGTCTTGGTCACCTTCGTAGACTTCAACTACTTCTCCGTTATCACCTAATTTAGAAACTGAAATTGATTTTTCTATTGACCCGTCTTCTAATTGTTTTACATCTAATTCAAAAAGAATATTGTCATGTGTAACTACTTCTATATGTCCTTCTTTAATAAAATCAGGATTAATATCAGGATCGTCTTCAATATTATCATTAAAGGTTCGTATTACTTTTTGAAGTTCATACAATATGTCATTCATAGAAGTTTTAATATTATAGAAACAGAAGGGTCAGAAAGCCAAAAAAGGCGTTTAACATTAACTCGCCCTTGCTTAAATTTTTTAAGAGTATTTTTTTGGGCTTTCCAACCAGTTCTACCTAACGTCCTGTTTAGGTAATGAACAATAGAATAGAAATGATCTCTATCACGTATGTTCAAAGATACAGCGACATATTCTTCTTTGTCTACCTTGTAGGCTTTGCCTTTCCTTAATTCTTGCATACCGTATCTCTTAGTATATTAAAAAAATAAAACATGTTATCAGAGGTATTATTACCATATACTCAATTAAGAACGAAGCAAAATCATTTTGTTTTTAGCCTTATCGCGAATAAGCTATTGTTTGTAGATTTTGCACTCATCTCCCCCGGCCACGATAAGTTTTCAACATAGTTGTATATTAACAACAGAGGTTACTTAGTGCGAACCGAACTTTGTCACATCCTGTTTCTATCGGTAGGCGGACTTTATGGTCATTTGAAACACATCTTGATCAAGTTTACTACTATAAACAGCACGTAATTGATTAGATCAGTTCTTCCTGTTTACATGACGATATTTGTCCGCCTAAAATTATTTATCTTCAATATACTCTGTTAATTCGTAAATCTTGCCATTAGGGCCGGAAAGAAGGTATTTTCCTGATCTTTTATCAAGTGATGCCATGCCCATTTTATCATTATAATTAAATGATATTACAGTTCGTTGGCCGGGCCCTTTAAATGGATATGCTAAATGCCCAATAGATGCTGGAAACAATATTACTAATCCTGGCTCAGGTTGTACATAATATGAATGATTTATTTCTAAAGTATGCTCATCATAAGTTCCATTGCTTAATAAATGTAACATACCATCAGGAAATGTGTCTGGATTAATACTATCAGGTACTTCTAAAAATAAAACTGCCGATAATGCACATTGGGGATGAGTATGCCATGATTGATAATCTCCTTCTTTATATCTTACCGTCCATAAATTTGTAACTACAAATTCTCTACTTTTAATCCAATTAGCCGTACCCATATTATGATGCATATCTACATATAATTTTGCGAGGTTTTCTAAAAATTTAGTAACTTCACCTCGAACTTTAATCCATTCGTCATCTTCGTATGCATTCCAAGTTGTAAGATCATTCATTTTTATATTACGTTGATATGCACTATATGATGAAGTATTACCTATTTGATTTGTTATATTTTCTTCTTCAGTTATTTTATCTGGCATTCGGTTGTTTAACTCTAACAAATATTTAAACACCGGTTCATCGGATATGTTAAAAGCGGAAATATGTGTATGGAATATATTACGAGGTTGTATTTTCATTTTAATATCATTACTTGAGTTCTCATAGGTAAATCTAGGTATCCTCTTGGAAAATTAAATTTATGAAAATATTCTCCCGGAAATAAAATACATTTATTTATTTTGCCAGGTATAGATTGAATTAAATTATATTCTGTTAATGTATGCTGTTCATCCCATACCAAATCACTTAGTTGTTTATTTGTTTTAAAGGCATCTGCCTCTGTTACTTCACCATAATGCCACGATTCGTAATAAAATAATTGTGATATTATTTCTTCTTTTTTTAATTCGTTTTGGGTTATTTTATATCTTTCATGATCAGAAACCTTCATAGGTTTATGTTTCCAAAATTGAATTTCAGGGATTTCATTCCATTGGGGATCGGTATTAAAATCTAAAAATATAAAACATACAAAACTATTTTCAGGTAACCATTGGGGCCTATTAGGATGATTTTGTAATTTTAATCTTTTAGATGTTGGCAAATAATTATAAAAAAAATATGATTTTTTTAAAGCCGCCGGAAATATAGGTCGGTCTGCAGAAACAATGTCTAACTCGGTAGCACTATTATAAAGTCTTGGGTCAAGATTTTCACGTTCTTTAATCCAAGAATGACATTCATCTATTTTGTCAGGAGGAACAAGCATACTATCTAAAAGATGTTCATCGCCTTTTTCAATAAGTTCATCCCAACATGCTGACAAAACATTATCATGATGTGAATTATGAGCATCAACATGCAGTTCATAATCCCAATATGTAGAACTAATACATTGGCTTTCAACACTAGTAACATCTTTATCATACACTTCTTTAATGATAGGTTTAAGTGTGTTTAATGTATTATAATCTGGAAAAATATCCGACACAGTTCCGGCTGGACCGACAGGTAACAATCGAGGATATAATCTATCTCTTGTTTCAGGTTTTAAAGTTAATCGTTTTTCTATTTCTTTTTGAACTTTTTTAGATTCTTCTGAATTATCTAAATAATCGTTATTATATTTCCAATAATCAGATTCTTGAGTATGATCTGGACACATGGATCTTAATTCTTTTAAATCTTCATAAAAATCATCAAAAGATAATGCAACATTATCTCCTATGACATGTCGGTTATAATCTGTTGTTTTAATTTTCATAAGGTAATTTTTCTATTTTTCTATAATTTCTACATCTTCCGAATTCATGTATTGCCATTCCACCAATTCTTCTAAACTGGATATCGGGAAAGGAATGAAAGGTCCAGAGAAGTTGTCTTGTGGTAGCAGATTCCACTGAGAAGTGGCGTTCTGAGCCTCTACTACAATAGTGGAGAGATCCTTCGTAGATATTTCTGTATTCTTCTTCTCCGCCAATGTCAAATCCTATAAGATATATTATATTTGGTAATTGCGTTGCGGCATAATAACATGCTAATGCTCCACAATTCCATTTTTTCCATTTATTATTTGTTTCGATATGTGTCGCTGAAGGACAACTATATTTATTCGGTGAAATTACTGTATGTGCTTTTGAATAACCACTTACATGAATTTCATTGCACATTCTATCATCAACACAAAAAAGAATGTCAGGTTGAAATTCTCTATATATTGCATTACATCCGTATACTATATAATCTTTTTTTAGTTGCCAAAGATCTATATTTTTTCTACTAACACCATTTCCGACAACTATAATATCATACTGTTTCAATTTCGACGTTTAGAGGATGGCCTTTAGATCTTGCCAAATGAGTAGTTTCTAATGCTTTTTGTTCGGCTATTTCATAAAAAAATATACCAGCAATTCCTTTACCTTTTTCATGAATATCTATCATTATCTTTTCTGCGGCTTCTTTTGAATGATGAAAAATAGCCATTAATGCTTCTACAACAAATTCCATGGGTGTAAAATTATCATTAATAAAAATGACTTGATATTTTTCGGGTTCTTTTAAATTTTGAACTGTTTTTGTATCTTTTTCAACTATAGTTTCAACATCAGGCATGAGCAAACCTTTTTTTATATTTAGTTAATATGAATGCGGTGCCGGTTTTGACACCGCATATAAAGTTGCTTAATTAACCGTGATAGGAATTACCTTAGGTTTTTCTTCCTCTGGTATTTCCTGTTCCATATCTATAGTCAACATGCCATTCTTAAGGACTGCATCCTTAACTAGCACATGTGGACCTAAGCGAAAAGTTCGGTCAAAGGAACGATTAGCAATACCGCGATGAACAAAAGAATCTGTATCACCGTCTTTATTTTCAATCTTACCTTTAACTGTAAGATTGCGTTCTTTTTGTGAAACTTCTATATCATCTTCACCAAAGCCTGCAATGGCCATTGAAATCACCCATTTACCGTCATCGACTTGCTCGATGTTATAGGGTGGATACCCTGTAGATGAGGCAGTATATGAATTAGAGAACTGCTCTAAGTCCCTAAACATTCTGTCCATTCCAACTGTAAACGGTGTTAGTGAAGTAATAAAATCGCTAAGATTAGCGGTTGTGAGGTGTCTATGTGTCATAATATTCTCCTTTTTTATAAGCAAGACAGAGTTAGATTAACCCTACTGTGGCATTAATCTTCTCCTCATTATTATTTATCATTATTATAACATAGTATAATAAAGATGTCAATAATTTTTTAAACGACCTTCATATAATTTTTGTAATTGTCGTTCTATACGACGAATGGCTTGAGCTTTTTGCCGCCGCCTTTTATCTGTCGGTTTTTCATAAAATTGCCTATCGCGACATTCTTTTAACGTGCCTTCGGCATTAATTTTTTTCTTTAATAATTTAATTGCTTTTTCTGCATTATTATTTCTTACTTCAATTGTTATCATTTTAAAATTGCTACGATACTTGAACCGACAAATTTAGGCTCTGAAAGGAAATCCGTTTCCAAACTTTTCGATAATCTTTCAAAAAGTTCCATTCCTTGCTCTTTGTATATATACCGTTCGCGACCTTTAAATCGAATTACAATTTTTACTTGATCACCTTTATCTAAAAACTTTTTAATTTTGTTTGCTTTAACTTCAAAATCATGGTTATCAATTTTTGGTCTAAATTGCATTTCTTTTAACTCGGTCCGAGTTGCACGAGCATTTTTTGCTAGAGCTTTCTTCCTTTGTTGTTCTTTATATACGTATTTATTTAAATCCACAATTTTTGCAACCGGTGGATCTGCCTTTTCAGATACAACTACAACCTCTAATTCCCGTTCACGAGCAATTGCTATGGCTTTTCTAGTCTCCATAACGCCTAATTGCTCACCTTTTTCATCTATAAGCCGCAACATAGGGTGGCTTATATAATTACTTCGTCTGTTGCTTTTTCCCGTAAACGAGGAACGGTTCCTGTTGTTTCGTGATCGTGTCTTCATTTATAACTACCTTTTCTATGCCTTTCTTTTCGTATGTTGGTAAGTTAAATTGCACATCTAATAATGCATTTTCTATAACTGATCGCAATCCTCTTGCGCCGACTTTTGTATCATTACAAATTTTAACTATTTCTTCACATGCTTTATCTGTAAATTCTAATTTAACATTATCCATTTCAAATATTCGTTGAAATTGTTTAATAATGCTATTTTTAGGTTCTTGTAATACTTGTATTAACTGCTTTTTTGTAAGTTCTTTTAAACCTACACGTACAGGTACTCTACCTACTAATTCAGGTATCATGCCATACTCAACTAAATCGTCTGGTTCTACTCGACTAAAATAATTTGTGTCATCTTCTTGTTCATCTATTATTGCTCCAAATCCTATTGATTTTGTTTTGTTTAATCGTTTTTTAATATGCTTTTCTAAATCTATAAATGCTCCTCCTAATATAAACAATATGTTTTTGGTATCAACTTCTACTATTTCAGATTGAGGATGCTTTCTTCCACCTGCTGGGGGTACACGAACTTCGGTGCCTTCTATCATTTTTAACAATGCTTGTTGGACTCCTTCGCCGCTTACATCTCTCGTAATACTTGCAGATTCAGATTTTCGTCCTTTTTTATCTATTTCATCAACATATACAATACCTTTTTCTGCCCTATCAATATCATATTCTGCATTATGCAATAGTTTAGTTATTAAATTTTCTACATCATCGCCTACATATCCTGCTTCTGTTACTGTAGTTGCATCGGCTATTGCAAATGGCACATCTAATATTTTTGCTACTGTACTTGCCATTAATGTTTTACCACAGCCAGACGGACCTAATAACAGTACATTAGATTTATCTAATTCTATGTCTGATGCTATATGATTAATTCGTTTGTAATGATTATATACTGCTACTGATAGGACTTTTTTTGCTTCATGCTGACCAATAACAAATTCATTTAAATGGTCGTAAATTGCTTGTGGAGTGTAAACATAATGTTCATTAATTTCACTTTCTTCTTCACTAATAATATCAAAGGAAAGTTTAATACATTCGTCGCATATAAAAGCGCCGTTGTCCGGACCTTGAATTAATTTTTTAACTTCTTCTCGAGTTTTATTGCAAAAACTACAGATAAAGTCTTTAGTGTTCTGGTTCATGTGGTGTATTAATCCAACTCACTTTCTTGCTCTTGCCGGATGCTAAAGATTTTAATAATGACCTCCCTTTACTAACTAATGGTTCTAAAACTGTTTTATTTGTTTTATCAACTAATACTGATTTTACTTCTTGATCTTCTTTTTCTAATTCCTTTACCACTTCTTCTCTTACTTCTGGATCTGCTTTTTCTAATATTTCTTTTATTTCATTTATATTTTGTTCTGTTTCTTCATCTTTTACTGGATGAATAACTCCTGCAATTCCTGGTTCATGTGATCGTGTTGCTTTACCTTCTACAGGTTTTGGTTCATTAGGTTCATCCTCTTCTTCCTCTTTATGTTCAACAACATCTTCATCAACTCTAACTTCTCGCTCAGGTTCAGGCGGTTCCGGCTCAGGGTCTGGTTCTGTTTCAGGAATTGGTCTTTCTGGTATATTTTCCGGTTCAATTCTAACATCATTATCGTCTTCCTTTCGCATATTTAAAGGTAAAGGTTTTAAATCAATATATTGCCGTATAGTCATATTTCCTGCAATAACTAATAATACTGCAAGAGGATCAAAAACAAATATCAATAATAAAATAACTCCTCTAACTGCACTATCTAACATACCCGGTGCATTATCACCATATATAAATTCTGCAATATATTTTACCGGACCAACTTCTACTTCTAATGCTCTGTATGTTTTTTCTAAAACTAATTTATCATCCCTAACTTTATCTACTATTACTTGTTCTGCTTCAATAAATCCTTCTAATTCGTTTACACGTTTATCTATATCTTCTGTTTTTAAATTAGATTGTTCTTTAAGTGTAGCAATACGTTTATTAACTGCATCTACATCAGGTGCATATCTTTTATCTATTTCTAATAAATCTAATTTGAGTTGATCTTGTATTTTACCAATATCTCTACGAGCAATCCATGCAATGCCTCTTTCACGTTGTCGTATTTTATCTATTTCTTCTTGATTGTCGCCTTCACGTTTACTAATAAGTGCTATATCATCTTTTGTTCTTTGATCTGAATCTTTTAATTTTTCTTGTTGTATATCAATTGCGCCTTTGGCAGTTAATCTTAATGCTTCTTTTTCTGTATCAATACGACTGTATAATCGTTGTAGTTGCTCTTCTTCACTAGCAACTATATTATCTACTCTAACGTTTTCGCCTTTATTTAAACGGTCTATTTCATCAGTCCAGCGTGTTATTTTTGCATTCGCCCTAACTAACTTACCTTCATATACTGTTATTTGAGCAACTTGCTCTTCAGACATTGCAGTTTGTTCTAAGTGTGCTTTAGATAAAAACCCAAAGATACCCATAGATGTAATAAACATTAAACCTACTACTGCACCTGTAAGATATATTTTAAGAAATCTAGGTACTACTGTCCAATAATTATAAAGCCAACTTGCTGTAACTAATTTACCTACTTCTAATACTCCGCCCATAATAGCAATTGCCAAAGCGGCTCCACTAAAAATAGCCATTAGTCCAACAATAGAATACCAGGCGGCTACTCCTGATATTAATAATGCCGTAAATAGCACAAATAAACCAAATATCATTCCGATAATGCCTCCGTTAGTCCAATTTTTGTTATAGTAGTATTAAAATCATGCCATGCATCTTCTACTATTTTAGTAGGTGGTAATTTATAATCTAATCCAACAGG